TGCAAGAAACCACATAGAGAGTTTAGGTAGTTTAGTTGATACTCTCCCTGAGTATGGTGAAGCCCCTGTTATGTATGAGGCGGCTCCTACTGATAACGCTTACCATCGAACCCCAGGTTTGACCTGTTCAGATACCAAACGAGTTATCTATAACAAACAAAACAAAAACAAACTAATTAATGTTGTAGGTAGTAAATACAAACTAGAATATCAACCTACAGAATGTGTAAACATTGTTGAGGAGATGTTAGTTAATTCTGGTTTAGATCTAACTGGTATTACTAGACGTTACTCTGAATCACATGATGGTGGACGCTACTTAACCTCTTATGATCTTCCTGCCCATGCGTTTGACATAGGCAATGGTGAAGAGAATATTCCCCAGATTCTCCATAGGAATAGTTATGATGGTAGCTGGCCGTTTACTATTGAAACAGGTGTGATCAGGATGGCCTGTACCAATGGTCAAGTCCTACTAGATCCATTGGCTATCTATACAGCCAAGCACACTCAAAGTTTGAATCCTGTCTATGGTGCAGCCAAGATTGCTAAGTGTATCTCTACACTAGATACAGAGAAAGAACGATGGGCAAACTGGAAGCAACAATCTATCAGTAACATAGAAGCCTTCAAGATTTTTGCTAAGGCGGCTAAGTTCACAGTAGATCCAACCCTCAGTCTAGAAGAGATCTTCAGTTCCAAGACCTGGTTGAATGGTAGAACTAAGGATATTAAATTCTTGTGGAATCAATACATCAACAAAGAAGTACCTGCACTAGGGTCTAATGAGTGGGCTGTCTACAATGCCATGACTCATTGGAGTACCCATGCTGAAGGTAATACTGAGAAAAGCAAAACGAACATTGCCTCTACTCGCATAGATAGAAGAGACAGTATCAGGAAAGCTTGCACCTTACTGAAAGCTGCGTAACCACAGAGGTAACAATCATGTCTTATCACAAAGAGCGTCAGCTCATTGAAGATACCTTTGTCCTCGCATTTTGTCATGGACTTCAGACTGAACTGCCAGATGATGCAGTGATGGAGTCCTTTGTAGAGTTTGTAGTAGCAAGACAGAAGTATGATCAAAGCGTAGATTCAAAGTTTGAGTTTAATGAAAGGTTCATTTACTCATGCTTACCTAAATTTATTAATAGATTACACCTGAAAGGAGGCAAAGAGTGGTAAAGCTTTCTAAAAAAGAGTGGGCAAAATTCACTGCTATTTATGGTGAAGAGATGTACAAAGATAAGTTGAGATGTAATGTCATTCCTAGTAAGGAGAATGCTGCTTATGTCGAGATTACCTTTGGGCAAGGAATGGATCATACAGGCTATGATCTAGTAGAAGATTTTCAACAAAAACTAGTACAACAAGGAGAACTATTCGATGTCTGATTTATCAAATGTAATAGAAGGCGAGAGCTATTTTGCAAAAGTGTATGAAGCAGTTGCTGATTACAATGAAAAACAACAAGAAGGTAGTGGTAAATACCAGTGGGAAATAAATGTTGCTGTAGATCAAGAGGTTTACGATGCATTTAAAGAAGCAGGTTTCAATGCAGGTATGCGCTTAGAGAAGCTTGGCATGATGGCTTACAGCAATAAGCCTGTGATTACCTTTTTGAAATGGGCTACAGATTACAATGGTAATTTAAACAAAGCCCCTATTGTTATGGATACTGACAAAGCTGCCTTTGAAGGACGCATTGAGAATGGTAGTAAGGTCAAGGTGCAATGGGAACCATATGCTTATGGTAAAGGTAGATATAAAAGACCTATGCTGTTAGCTGTCCAGGTTGTTGAACTTGTTGAGCAAGCAAAAGGTGAGATCTCAGATGATGAAGTAGCGTTCTAAAAAGGAGTTTAATCGTGAACACATATGAATTGAATGATAAGCAATATGATGTATCTAAGTTTTCACCTGACGCTCAAGCCTTATTTGGTTTAATAGTTTCTACTAAAGCAGAGGCAGAGGCTCATCAAAAACAACTAACAATACTGACTGAGGCTTACAACAGTTTTGCTGTACGACTTAATGCGTTAGTTAGTGAGGATGCTTTAATAAAACCAGACCAACAATGACAAACAAGGAAAACCATAAATGACTGAAAATAAATATAAGCGACAACATATCCCTTGTATCAATCCTGATTGTGGTAGTAGTGATGCTCTATCTGAGTTTCTAAATGGAAGTGCTTATTGTTTTTCCTGTGATACTAAGTGGAGTCCTTCTGATTATCAGAAAGCAAAGAATGGAGATGAACCTTTTGTACCTACTTTTGCTCCTAAATCAACAGTAGTAAAGGCGACAGGAGGAGAGATTCGCTCCATAGAATCAAGGTGTTTAACTCTACCTACTGTTAAGAAGTTTGGTGTCAGAGTAGTTGTAGATGAAGATGGTGATGATATTAAACATTACTATCCTTACTACAGTGGTGATACTGAAGTTATAAAAATCAGAGATGTTATAGCAAAAAGGAATAATGAATCTGGTTCCTTTCGCTGGACTGATGGTGCAAGCAAAGTGGACTTCTTTGGAAAGCAACTCTTTGAACAGGGGCAACGCTATGTCACCTTGTTTGAGGGGGAAATTGATGCCATGTCTGGTTATCAAATGCTTAACAATGACAGCACCAACTTTGCTGTACTAGGTGTCAAGTCTTCTTCAGAAGCAGAACGTGCAGTAAGAAAGAATCTAGAGTACCTGTATTCTTTTGAAAATGTAGTGCTTTGCTTTGACATGGATGAACCAGGTAGGAAGGCAACAGAGAAAGTTGCTCGACTTTTGCAAACAGGTAAGACCAAGATCGTTAGTCTGCCTCCTGGGTACAATGATGCTAACGAAATGCTCATGGAGGGCAAGGAGAAAGAGTTTAAAGATGCTTGGTATCAGGCAAAAACCTATACACCAAGTGGACTTATCTCAGTAAGTGATCATAAAGAAAGGTATTTGGATAGACCTACTAAACTATCTGTACCTTTTCCTTGGCAGGGTCTAAATGAAAAGCTAGAAGGACTCAGGCAGGGGGAGGTCACTGTGCTTACTGCTGGTACAGGGCTAGGTAAGTCTGCAGTATGTCGAGAGCTTCAACATTGGTTACTACAACAGACCACAGATAACATTGGTATTGTCATGCTTGAAGAGAGCTATGAACGTACCATTGATGGTTTGATGTCTATTGAAGCCAATGAACGCCTGTCTAAGGATAGTATTAGAGAGATTTATGATACAGACAGACTAGGTGAATGGCATGATGCTTTGTTTGAAGGTGTTAATAAGAATCGAGTATGGGTCTATGAACACTTTGGTGAAAACAATCTCAATGCTATAGCAGATAGAGTTAAGTTCATGGCAGCAGGATCAGAATGTAAGTGGGTATTTATAGACCACATTCATATGATCAGTGCAGCAGGGGGTGATAATGAAACATCAGAGATCAATAAGATTATGCATAAGTTCAGAGATTTATGTGAAGAACTGAACATATCTATTGTTACTGTATCTCATCTAAGAAGACTTGATGGTAACAAGGGGCATGAGAATGGGGCTGAAGTTAACCTTAGTCACCTTAGAGGCTCACACGTTATTGCTCAAGTAGCTGACTCTGTAATTGCGCTTGAAAGAAATCAACAGGCTGAAGATGAGGCAGAAGCAAGGACTACAAGGTTAAGAGTATTAAAGAACAGGTACTCTGGTGAGGTTGGTGATGCAGGATCTATTATCTATGACACAGTAACTGGACGCTTAACTGAACTGGATAACACAGATATAGAGTATTCTGCAGAGGAGACATTGCTATGACAAAGCTTGTCTTTGATGTTGAAACTGATGGACTTCAGTACACCAGGATCTGGTGCATAGTAGCTCAAGATGCAGACACTAAGGAGGTATTTACCTTTGGCCCTAATGAGCTATCTGCTGCTGTTGAGTTACTTAATACTGCTGATACTTTGATAGGCCATAACATCCTTACTTTTGATATCCCCTGTGTTAGAAAGATAATGAATGAACCTGACTTTGCTAAAGGCAAAGAGATACTAGACACATTAGTGTTATCTCGTTTGTTTAATCCTGATCGTAAGACAGGTCATAGGTTAGCTGATTGGGGTTTGTTGTTATCTTATCCAAAGATAGACTTTGATAACTACTTACACTACTCAGCACAGATGCTGAAGTATTGCATCAGAGATGTAGAGTTGAATACTAAGGTATTCTATGAGCTACGTCAGGAAGCTAAAGGATACAGTAGAAGATGTATTGATCTTGAACATGATGTAGCTGAGATACTAGGTGCTCAAGAGAGACATGGATTCTTACTGGACTTTGAGAAAGCTTCTAAAATTCAGACTCAGTTACAACGTGACATTATTATTACTGAGAAAAGAATTAAAGAAACATTCAAACCTAAGATCATCAACACCAAACTGTACCCTAAGTACAAGAAGGATGGCAGCATCGCAAGGAATGCAATCACAGAACATGGTGATGGCACTAGGCTGACTACAGATGAACTAATTGAGATGAAGAAAACTACTTCAGATCATATTACCAGAACTAAAGTAAAAGAAGTCTTAGTCTCATCCAGGTTACAGCTTATTGAATACTTACAAGAGTTTGGATGGAAGCCTACTCAGTTCACTGATAAAGGCAGACCTATGCTCAATGAGAAAGTCTTGGAGACTGTTACTAACATTCCAGAGGCCAAGTTGATTAAGAATTACTTTCTACTAGAGAAACGTATAGCGCAGCTTAACTCTTGGATAGAAGAAGCTGACTCATGTAGCTTTAGAGTACACAGTCATGTCATTCATAATGGCACTGTTACAGGCCGCATGACACACAGGAAACCTAATATGGCACAGGTTCCTAGTGTTAACAGCCCTTATGGTAGATCTTTTAGAGCTTGTTGGTGTGTTCCTAACAACTATAAGTTAGTAGGTATTGATGCTTCAGGACTTGAGTTACGCATGTTAGCTCATTACATGGATGATAAGGATTACACTAATGAAATTATATCAGGAGACATACACACAGCTAACCAACACCTTGCAGGACTTGAATCTAGAGATCAGGCAAAAACATTCATCTATGCACTCTTATACGGGGCAGGAGATGAAAAGCTTGGAAGTGTGGCTGGAGGAAACCAAAGCACTGGTAGGAGACTTAGAAAATCTTTCTTCGATAATCTCCCTGCATTTGCAAAGCTTAGAAATCGGGTATCAAGAGCAGTACAAAAGAACAACTTCCTAAAGGGACTCGATGGTAGAAAGCTAGGTGTGCGTAGCGAACACAGTGCTTTAAATACTTTACTGCAGAGTGCAGGTGCTATTGTAATGAAGGAAGCACTAGTGATTCTCAATAAAAAACTAGCCTCTTATGACACTCACTTTGTTGCTAATGTCCATGATGAATGGCAGATAGAAACTGAAGCAAGTATTGCTGACCAGGTAGGTAGGATGGGAGTTGCTTCTATTGCAGAAGCAGGTAACTCATTAGAATTACATTGTCCACTTACTGGAGAGTATAACGTAGGTAATGATTGGAGTGAGACACACTAATATGCATAGTCTAATTATAAAAGATATCTATTCTAAACTTGATAAGTTGAATGATGGTGATATTGATTTATCAGATGAGGCTATAGAGAAAACAGGAGAAGCAATTAAAGAAGTTATTAAACAATGGTCTACTCCTCAACCTTCTACTAAGTTTACTATTAGAATGTCTAACATTGGTAAACCTTTACGTCAGCTTTGGTTTGATAGTAAAGAAAGTAGTGTACGCTCTAGGATACCTCCACAAACATTCATTAAGTTTTTGTATGGGCATTTGCTAGAAGAAATAGTATTGATGTTTGTTAGGATGACTGATCACAAAGTAAGTGATGAACAAAAAGAAGTTAGTCTTGATGGCATCAAAGGACACATTGATTGCAAGATTGATGGTGAAGTAGTTGATATTAAAACTGCTTCTAACTTTGGATTTAAAAAGTTTGCTACTAACTCATTACATGAGAATGATTCTTTTGGATATCTTATGCAGCTTGCAGCTTATGAAACTGCTGAAGACTCTGCTAAAGGTGGCTTCATTGCTATCAACAAAGAGACAGGAGAGCTTACTTCTTATGAACCAGGTGAACTAGTTAAACCTAATGCCAAAGTAAAAATAGAACAAATAAAACAAGCAATACAACAAGAGACTGCACCTCCCTTATGTTATCAACCAGTTCCTGAAGGTAAATCAGGCAACATGAAGTTACATACTAACTGTGTGTACTGCGCTCATAAACATACATGTTGGAAAGATTCTAATGGAGGCAGAGGGCTTAGAGTATTTAAGTATGCTAATGGGCTAAAGTATTTAACAAGAGTTTCTGTTTTACCTAAAGTAGATGAGGTAGCTTAACTATATGAATGCAAAAACTATGAAAAAGATAAACGCTAAAGTAGAAACTTTCTGTATGGCTTTACTAAAAGAACAGTTATCAGATACAGAAGCAGCCAAAGTTACTAAAAAGTCTGTTGTAAAAGCAGAATATGCCACAAACAATTCATATCACTATGCTATTGCCTTATCTTTTAAAGGCATGAAGTCAATTATAAAAAGATTACTAAAGACTAAACAGCTAGATGTAATTACATTAGATGATGTAAAAGAATACTGTGCTCAAACAGGTAGGGGCTAAGTGAGAAAGAAAAGAAACAAACGTCCTGCTTCTCTTAGAAGATCTAAAGGAGGCTATGACTCTACATTTGAAAAAGTATTACATCAGACAGTCTTGCAAGATTGGCAGCATCATGGTGAGCCTGTTGAGTACATTATTGAACATAAGTATGAACCAGATTTTGTTAAGTGGTTTGGTAAAAAGAAAATTATTATTGAAGCAAAAGGAAGGTTTTGGGATCACTCTGAATATATGAAATATGTTTGGATAAGAAAAACTTTGCCTTCTAATACTGAATTAGTTTTTTTATTTGCTGATCCTACATTACCTATGCCTTTTGCTCAAAAAAGAAAGAATGGTACAAAGAGAAGTCACGCTGAGTGGGCAGATAAAAATAAATTTAAGTGGTTCACATCTGATACTTTACCTGAGAACTGGAGGACATATGAGCAAAGCAAAGAAACGCCTGAATGATGCAACACCTGCTGCTTGGGATGAAGCTTATAGCATTACTGTAATAGATGATGAACAAACAGAAGATATTGTTAATCACCCTTTGCATTACAACAAAGGAAACATTGCCTGTATTGAAGCAATGGAAGCCATGCTCACTAAAGAAGAGTGGGTAGGTTATCTACGTGGCAATATATTTAAGTACCACTGGAGATTTAGAGATAAGAATGGCATTGAAGATTTACAAAAAGCTAACTGGTATCAAGATAAACTCATAGAAACTTTACACAGAGAGAATGAGCATGGGTAGAAAAAATATATCCCAGGAATACATTTACTTATCTGAAGTTCTACGAGTAGTAGATGGTGACACAGTAGATGTGTTACTTGATTTATCTTTTGGTGTGTTTAGAAAAGTTAGAATCAGAGCTAGTGGTATTGATACTCCTGAATCTAGAACACGTAACAAAGCAGAAAAGAAGTTAGGTCTAGCAGCCAAGGCAAGAATGAAAAAGTTATGTGCTAAAAAGATTTATGTTGAATCTCTCAATGGAGGAAAGCTAGATAAGTATGGAAGACTTCTAGCTAATCTATACACAGAAGAAGACAACACTAACATATGTCAAACTCTAATTAGAGAAGGACATGCTATTAAGTATGATGGCAGTAAAAAAACTCACATATGGGCATAGCACTATGAACTGTTGGCACTGCAATACAAAGTTAATCTGGGGAGGAGATGTAGATATCGATGAAGATTCATTTATGTATGATGAATATTTAATTGAAACTAATTTACATTGTCCTGAGTGTAATTCATTTTTTTTAGTTTACTATCCAAACAACAAAGGAGATTTATATGACATTTCTACAATGGCTTAGAGAGTTTTTTGATATTCCTGAAGTAAAAGAAAAAACTACTGCTGCTGCTAAAGAAGTAAAAAATATTGTAGTAGAAGGAGCAGAAGAGGTAGCTACGCAAACTAAAGCTAAAGTCAGTAAGATCAAAAGAAAAAGATCTAGAAATAAAAAAGGCAGGTTTGTTCCTGATGATCCTACGACTAAGAAGAACGAAGCTTACGAGGATAAAGAATAACTTTATCTTTAATTAGCATGTTATTTGTTTTAGTAAGACAGGTAGCTTCTACATCATAAGTAGTTTCTAAATAGTTTTTAAGAAAGGCACACTCATTAAGTTGATCTGTGCCTTCAAAGCTTCTGAATACATACCAGGTTGGTATTGTTATTAAATACAAAGTTGTAATCATTTTTTATTTTCTACACTAAAAAAGCTAACCCAATGTTGCAGCACTAGGTTAGCCTAAAAGGGGATTGGTTTAAATGTCAAACCTTTTTAATACTACTCTATATTAACT